TCAGCGATTGTGGTTGTTCCTCAGAGCCAAAAACAAGAGTATGAAGATTTAAACCCCCATCTTAATTTAATTGCTATCCCTGATGAGTTGGATGGTTCTATCTCTAAAAAGCGGAATGCTATCTTAGATCTATTCCCTGATGAAGATATTTTAATGATGGATGATGATATTAAAAGCGTCGGATACCATGAGGACGCTATAATGAATCGGGTTGATGACAAGACTTTTGTTGAATTTGCTTTAAATATGTTTCAGATGGCTAAGGAATGCAAAACAATCTTATGGGGGGTTAATGTGCAGAGCGATAGCAAGTTTTATAGAGAGTATTCACCTTTTTCATTATCATCAATTATTTTGGGACCCCTGATGGGAATTAGAAATGTCAGCAAATTGAGATTTAGTGAGGAGTTAGCCAATAAAGAGGATTATGATTTTTCTATTGAGGTTTTAAGAGAATATAGGAAGATATTAAAAAATAACAAATGGTATTATGTTTGCGGTCATATCACTAATAAGGGAGGGATAGTTGGAATGAGGAATGCAGATAATGAAATCAGGAAAGGAATATTGTTGCAGAAGAAATGGGGAAGCAGAATTATAAATATTAAAAGAAAAAGTGTTGGTGGCAAGCTGACAATTAATCCTATTGTTAAAGTGCCAATTAAAGGAATATGACATATAAGTTAATATCAGTTAAAATCAGTCATGGATAAGAAACATGTGAAATCATTAATCAGAAGGGCATTGATTAGAGATCCTTCAATATCAGGAAAAAGATTGGGTAAAGTTTTAAAGATAGATAAAGACACGGCTTTGAAATATCGGAAAGAAGTTGTAATGGAAACGAAAGGGAGAATGGATAAAGAGATTGAGAAGTTGAAAAAGAAAAGTTTAGAAGCGGAGTTGGTTGATATGGAGGATGAGATCAAAGAGTTAGTAAGAGAGATGTGGTTGGTTATCAGTACGGCTAGATCGGATAAGGTTAAGGTATCAGCGTTGAGAGCGATTGTATCTGCTAGAAAGCAAATGTTTGATTTAAAGTTTGATGCGGGATTATTTATAAGGGAATTGGGACATGGCACGTTTGATATTCCCGAAATGGTTAAACTAATAAAAGAAAATGTTGGACAAACAAATAATAATAAAATCAATTCAGAGCTTTAACTTCTTTGTTAACAACATCTTTTGTTTAAGCTTTGAGAAGTTTATAGATGGTGAGTTTGTTAATAAGACAGCTAATTTCTTACAGAATCACACTAAGACTTGTCGGGTATCGGCTAAAGATCATTTCAAGTCTACTTCTTTATATGCGATTGTTATGTGGGAGATTCTAAGGAAGGCTGATAGTTTGTTTGATATGGAGGGGCATTACTTTTCTTATAAAGGGGAGATGAGCGCTTACCATATCGGCAAGATCAAGGACTTAATCAAATTGAATCCCTATTATGCTTCTTTGAGAGATTTAAAAACGACGGCAGAAGGGATTATTAAATATCGGTGGGAGGGTAGGAATACAAACTTTACCCTACATCCTCAGGGGCTTTTAGGATTTAAGAGAGGATTGCATTGTAACTGGGGAATATTTGTAGATGATCCGTTTCAAGACCCTGCTAATAAGTTAGACCCCAAGATCATTCATACTGTCAATTATGTGATGAAGACTCAGATACTGGATATCCCCAACGAAGGGGCGTTTTTACACATAGTTGGTACTCCTCAGACTAAAGATGATTTTTTCTTTGATAAGAAGTTTCTAAGTAGATTTGAAAGTAGGATATTACCTGCTATCCCTGATATGAATAAGAAAGAGACTTTGTGGCCTGAGCATTTTGATTATGAGGAGTTGATGAAGCGTAAGTTGGAAAGAGGTGAAAGGATATTTAATCAGGAGTATTTGTGTTCACCTGTCTATTCAGAAAATTCCTTTTTCAATGATGAGCAAGTAACGGGAATGATGTTTGATATTCCTAATCATCCGTTCAATCAACCTAGAGAGAATCCCAAGAAGTACGATATTGTCGGTGGTTGGGATTTAGGTAAGCATAGACACCCTGCTCACATGTGTGTATATGAAGTTAATGGTGATAGAGAGAATGGAGAATGGAATCAGATACATCATCATTTCTTTGATAAGGTGGATTATAAGGATCAGATTGAATATTGTGATATGTGTATTGATAATTTTGGCATTGATAGATTTTATTACGATAATACCAGAGGAGAGATTGAGGTCATGGAGGAGATAGGTAGGTTGAAGTCACAATATAGACCCGTTAATTTAGGGCTTAAAAAGAAGAATGGATTGGCTACTGAGCTTGATAAGAAGCGTACCACTAAGAGAATTAAGATGATTGCGGAAGATAGGCAAAAGAGGTCTTTGTTGGCTGTTCAGAATGATTTAAAAGCTATAGAAACGATTGATGGACATGGAGATGCTTTTTGGAGTAATGCTTTATGTATGGAGTTTTTACTAGAGCCTCAGATTAATGTATACTAAATAAAATGAGTTTAATAGATAGTTTAAAAAACGGAATTAATGACTTTTTAGGTAGTGGGAGTGAAACGGTTTCACATACAAAAGAAGCTCCACCTATGTCGGGTCGGATGGATATGTTGGGATTGCCTGTACCACCCGATAAGAAAGATAGTGATTATCTTAAAGCTATGCGTGGTTGGGTTTATCGCTGTGTTGATGCTATTGCTCAGGAAGTGGCTAAAGTTGATTTGGTTTTATATAGGAAGAAAGGTAAAAAAATTGAGGAGATTGATACCCACCCTGCTATTGATGTATTGGATCGGGTCAACGGGTTTCAGACTAAGTATGATTTTATATATGGTATATCGGCATATCAGGAATTAGTTGGTGAGTCGTTTGCTTATAAAGATCAAGTTGGCGGTAAGACTAGAGAATTGTGGTTATTGAGACCTGATTGGATTAAGATTTTACCTCCTGAAAAGAAAGGTGATTTTATTGGTGGTTATGGATATAAAGTACCTAGTTCTAGTGATTCAATTAGGTATGAGACCAGTCAGATAATTCAGTTTAAGTTTTTCAATCCGACTAATCCTTATAGAGGACTTGGACCACTTCAAGCTGCGGATTATGCTGTTGATACTGATTTGTTTGCTTCTAAATGGAATAGAAACTTTTTCTATAATAACGCCATGCCTAATTCTGTTTTAACGACTGATCAGAATTTAAAGCCTGATGAGATTGAAAGAATTAAATCAGAGTTTAGGGCTAAATTTGGTGGTAGTAAAAATGCTCATAAGTTTGCTATTTTGACTGGTGGATTGAAGTTAGATCAGGGAATGAAGCAGACCGTTAAAGATATGGATTTCTTAAAGTCCCGTACTTTCTCTAGGGATGAGATTCTTACCATCTTCCAAGTTCCTAAGACTGTTATCGGTATTACTGAGAACGTCAATAGAGCTAATGCTAAAGAAGCTAAGGCTGTTTGGTTGGAGAATGTAATTATCCCTAAAATGAATAAGTTTGTTGCGTTCTTAAATGAGTTCTATGTTACTGATTGGGGTGATGACCTTTATTTTGGATTCAAAGACCCTGTGCCTGCTAGTGCTGAGTTTAACCTCAAAGCTCAAAAAGAAAGTTCTGATATTTTGTCTATCAATGAGAGAAGGGATTTAATTGGCTATGATTCTGTTGATGGTGGGGATGTGATTAGGATTCCTTCTGATAGTCCTGATCAGCCTGAGAAGTTTATTAAGATTAAAGGATTGGGAAAGAGAGCCGATAAGATTTATGTCAAACATAAAACTACTCCTTATAAGCGTATTGCCAACCGTGTTAGAGAAGAAATGGAGAATAACGGTACTAGAGATACATTAAAGAAGTTTGTTTATCTGATGATGTCTAAGAAGGCTCATAAGAAAATAAAAAAGAAAAAAGATTTGATACATTTGCCAAGAGAATCAGCAGAGGTGTTTTGGCAGAAGATGGTTGGTAGGAGTGATGCTCAGGAGATCACGTTTGCTAAGTTAATGAATAAGTATTGGAAAAGACAGAGTACAGAAGTTAAGAAGAACATTGTCAAAATCAAATCTATTAAGAGAGTCAAGACGATTGAAAACTACTTATTCAACTCAGACATGGAGAATGATTTGTTGCTTGAATTGGTATTACCTTTGATTAATAAGATAGTGGC